ACCGTAGATGATTTGGACTTGATCGTTCCGACGCTTCTGGGGATCGCCAGCGGGCAACATCATAACTCGATGGTCGAAGGCCAAGCGGCATGACGAGCATCTACTTCTCCGACGCCACCCTGAAATCCTTCTCCGCCGCCACCAAGGGCGGAAAGTCCACGATCAAGATCGAGATCGAGACGGCCGATCGCTACCAGATGGCCAGCATTCTCAACCAGCTCGATGAGATCGAGGCCGAACAGAAGGCAGCGAAAACGCCTCGCAAAGCCCCTTCCAAGAAGACGGATGCGCCCCTGTTGGCGCTTCCGGCTCCCATGAAACAGATCAGCTATCACGGTGACGATCATGAATGACGCTATTGCCAAGGCAAAGGCTGAGGAAGCCCGCCAGTCGCAGATACTCGCCGATGCGATCCACAAGGCCATTATCGAGACCGGCGAACAGTTCGAGGTCCCGATCCTGAATGCAGTTGGTGGCGCGCTTGCCACCAACATTGCGGAGGTTCTGGCCTCAATATCCGACCGCCGCCACCGCAAGATGTTCCGTGACCAGCTCGATCGCGCTGTTTCTCTCGCGCTCGCTCAGGCCGCCACGCGTCCGATGGCCCCTGTCGAGACGATCGTCATCGGAGGGGCGCGGCAATGACGGTGCTCCTATCTGCGAGCTTCATCCTTCTTCTTGTCATTTGCGATCTCATGGGAGCCGACCGATGACCGATATCGAGAACCACGCCCTTTCAGATGAGCAGATAGCAATTGCGCTGAAGATCATCGGGGTCATCCAGCCCCACAGCGCCGACAATGTCATAACCGCGATGGTGTCCATCATTTCGCATGCGATCAGCCAGTCGAACGATCCTGTTGGCAACGCACAGTTTTGGGCGAACACCCTTCGTGAGACTGTTCACTACGCCCGCGAGAATGGCGACCGTCCTTACAGCGGAGGGACGATCCAGTGAGACTGTTCCCCGACGTCTGGTGTTTTGGTGACCTGCCGCCGTTTTCCTTCGATTTCATCATGGCCGATCCAGCATGGCTTTACAAATTGCGATCGGAAAAAGGCGAAGGCAAATCCGCTCAGGCTCACTACAAGTGCATGCCGCTGGATAAGATCAAGGCCATGCCGGTTCTCGATCTCGCATCGGAAAACTGCCTGCTTTGGCTCTATGCCACCAATCCCATGTTGTTTCAGGCCTACGAGGTCTTGATCGATTGGGGCTTCGAATTCGTCACGGCAGGTTCTTGGGAAAAAATCACGAAGAACGGAAAGCAGGCATTTGGGCCGGGTTACGTACTACGCACGTCCAACGAACCCTTCCTCATCGGCAAGCGCGGCAACCCAAAGACCACGAAATCCGTCCGCTCGTCATTTCGCGGAGTGGTCCGTGGCCACTCCCGCAAACCCGAGGAAGGCTACCGGCATGCTGAAAAGCTGATGCCGAACGCCCGGCGGCTTGAGCTTTTCAGCCGGACCAACCGCAAGGGCTGGACGGTGTGGGGTGATGAAACCGGAAAATTTGGAGACGCAGCATGAGCATTCAACGTGCAATTTTCGGCGGTTTCCGCCAACTCGGTATCACTGAGGAAAACGCGCAGCGCGATATCTACGCTCGCGTGACAGGACAGTCTCGCCTGTCCCTGATGAACGCGCAGCAACAGGACGCTGTCATGAAGGAGCTGCGCCGCCTCGGCTATAAGCCCGTGGCAGTGCGCCGCAACGGTCGCCGTCGTCTCGACGGCCGCTATGCGCCAAAGATGCAGTCGCTGTGGATCGCAGCCTACAATCTCGGCATAGTCGAAGACCGCGAAGACCGGGCGCTGGAGGCGTTCGTCAAGCGCCAGACAGGCCTCGACAGCGGCCGGTGGGTTAACAACGCCGACGATGCCAGAGCGGTTGTCGAAGCCCTGAAAAGCTGGATCGCCCGCGAGGCCGGTGTGGTATGGGCGGATCGCAAACCCTGCGAAGCCTACACGATGCGCTACGGTTACAAGATCGCCCTTGCGCAGCATGCCATGCTCAAATCCATGCTCGGCGATGGCTTCTGGCCTTCGGTGACCGGCATTCTCGATCAGGAAATCACCTATCGCTCTGTGACCGACAAGGAATGGATCGCGGTCATGGACTATTATGGCAAGCTCATTCGTGGCCGCCGTGCGCCGAAGAAGAAGGCGAGCGCGTGATGGTCGCCTACGGTTTCAAGAAGTTCTTCAGCCCGCAGATCGAAAGCGGCCACAAACGACAGACCGTGCGCGGTGATCGCGACCGCCATGCCCGGCCGGGCGAGCGCGTCCAGCTCTACGAGGCCATGCGCACCAAATATTGCCGAAAGATCATTGACGATCCGGTCTGCACCCATGTCGTTCCGATCGAGATCGTAGTGAGCGACCTTATCAACGAGCTGATTGCGAGCATCGTGATTGACGGTGTGCATCTGCACCGGACCGAGGTCGAGGCGTTCGCCCGCCGTGACGGCTTCGCGCCGGAGCTGCTCGGCAACAGCTATCCAGCCAAGCTCTACGGCCGGACAGCGCGGGAGACGATGGGGCGGTTCTGGATCGTCAATCATCCGGGCGTTTCCAAATTCACCGGCGTCCTGATCCGCTGGCAACCGGAGGCACCGACGTCATGAACCGGGACGTCTCTCCCATGACTGTCATGCCGCTCTTCGGCTGGCCGGAGCACCGGGAGATAGACGTTCTGCAGACGAAGCGGGACGAACTGGCGGCACGCGCCGCCAAGCTCCCGCGATTTTCACACAAACGTATCGAGTTGGAAATGCGCCTGAAGGCGCTGACGGAACAGCAGCTCATTCTATCGAACAGGATCACCCGGCCATGTCGCACCTGACGGACCGCGCCTATATGACCCCGCTCTTGAACCGTATTGCCGACGTTGCCGGCGAGCGGGCGGCTATCATCTTGGGCAACGAACGGGCGGGTCAGCAGATTTATGTCCCTAAGCACATGAAGGAGGATCACTGGCTCGCCGAGTTGATAGGTTTTGATGCGGCCACAGCGATGTCGAGAAAATTTGCAAATCAGAAAATTGATATTCCCCCCGCGCTCGGCGGGGATAAGAAGCGCCGTGCGGCCACTATTGCCGAGATGATAGATAAAGGGTATTCCATCAACACCATCGTTCGTCTGACGGGCGTTTCTCGCTCGACGGTGAAGGAACATCTTAAACGACGCCCACGCGACGACCGCCAGGGCTCATTGTTCTAAATAACCGTCTTTGGCAGGTCTGTTTCGGCCTCCCGACAAACAAAATCAGCCATGCCAATAGTCCTCTCGATGGGGACGCTTTGAGCCCCTTTTTGATGGGGCTTCAAATGAAACAGGAAGTAAGTCCGAAAGGACGGAAATTCATCTACGGACACGAGGGCGTCGTCCTGAAAGCCTATCGTGACGTGGTCGGCGTCTGGACGATCGGCCCCGGCCTGACCGCTGCCTCCGGTGTCATCACGCCCAAGGCGGGAATGACGATTACCTCCGAAAAGTGCGATGAGCTGTTCGATCTCGCTGTCGCCCGCAATTATTTGCCCCGCGTGGTGAAGGCGCTCGGCGCGAATGTCAGTCCTTACGCGATCGATGCGGGCGTTTCTTTTGATTGGAACACCGGCGCAATCCTGAAGGCCTCGTGGGTGAAATCCTTCCTTGCCGGAAAGAAGGAAGAAGCCCGCCAGCGCCTCGGTCTCTGGAACAAGGCAGGTGGCAAAGTGCTGCGCGGCCTGACGCGTCGCCGTGGCGAAGAGGCCAATATCCTCCTGCTCGGTAAATATCCCGCAGACATCGAGGCGGCTTCCGCGACCATCTCCGATACGGCCCGGTTTGCTATCTTTGTCGTTTCGGCGACGACGCCGGAAATCGAGGAGGTCAGGACCGGCCTCACCAGCATCGGTTTTGATGCTGGTACCGTGACCGGCAAAATCCTCCGATCGGCAGTCGAAGGTTTCCAGAAAACCTACAATCTCACTATCGACGGGAAGATTGGCAGGGCAACCCTGTCCACCCTGCAGCGCGAGCTGGATGCCCGGCGCAAGGCCAAGAACGGTGCGGTAACGACCGCTGCCAGCACCACGGTCGCTGCGGGAGATCAGGCCGTCAGTACGGTGACCACGCCAGCGCCAGCCGATCCGACCTCCGTTGTGCCGGATCATGTCGCCTCGTGGATCGGTGGCGGCATCGCCGTGATCGCCGTCGCCTATCTTGCATGGCAGGCGTACCAGTACCGTGACATCATCGCCGTGCGCGTTGCCGACAAGGCCCCGCGTCTCGCGAACTGGCTGCGGAGCTTCTGACATGAGCGCAGCCATCACCTCCATTCTTATCGGGGCCGCCGCGAAAGTCGGCGCTCCCATCGTCAAGGGCGTGCTGGAAAAGCATGTCGGCGGGCTTGCCGGAACGCTGGCCGGTACCGTGGTCGATCAGGTTGCCGAGCGCCTTGGTGTCGAGCCGGAGGCCTTGCCTTCCGTTGATCAGGCCGAACTCGGCGACGCCGTCAGCGAGGTCAACGCCAATATGCCGAAGCTGATTGCCCTCTATGACAAAGGCCTTCAGGGGCAGTTTGTGCTCCTCCAGGCAGAGCAGGCAGAAGGCTTCTGGCAAAGCGCTTGGCGCTGGGGCTGGATGTATCTGCTGGCGTTTCTGTGGATTTGCGCCTTCCTGCTTTTCCCGGTTTTGCGTGTCTTCGGCGTCTATATCGACCCGATCGACAGCGCTACGCTGATGACGCTGACCGGCTGGTTTATCAGCCTCTATATGGGCGGCCACACGCTGAAGGAATTCGGCAAGCAGGCGGTCGAGGCCGTCAAGACTTGGAAGCGCACTCCATGAATTTCGGTGGAAATGCTGCTTTTGAGCAGGCCGAACTGCGCGCCGAACAGGAACGGGAGGCCGCGATCGCCGACGCCTCCCGCACCTTACGCGGCCCCGGCACCATGCAGTGTGAGGATTGCGGCAGCGATATCGCCCGCGAACGCCGCCTCGCATTGCCATCCGCCACACGCTGCATCGTCTGCCAGACCATGCTGGAGAGATCGCGAGTATGACCACCGCAGAAATAGCCCTTTATTGCAGCCTTGCCCTCTCCGCCATTGCGATATTCGGCCACGTAAAAGGCTGGATGAACACGGGCGAAAAGCAACTGACAGAAGATGTCGCTGCCCTGAAAAAACAACAGGCGGATGATGTCGCGGCGCTGAAAAGCGAAGACGAGTCGCACGAAAAAAAGCTGATCGAACACGACCGCCGCATCCAGTCGGTCGAGAGCGACATGAAATATCTGCCCGACCGGGAAAGCCAGCACCGGCTGGAGCTGGCGCTCGAAAAGGTCAATGGGCGTCTCGACACCCTCAATGAAACCCTCAAGCCGATCAAGGCGAACGGCGAGGCTATGAACGAACTGCTGTTGGAAAGGGCGCGACAGGCCAATGTCTGATATCGGTGTGGATTGGGCGCGGATGCGCCGCGAGCGTGCACGGCTCATCATCCTGAAGGCGCTTGCCGAGCAGGTGAATGGTTCCTTGGACAGCAGCATGATCGAAGAAATCATGCCGAGCTTTGCCATCAGGGAAACACGCCTCTGGATACACGAGCAGATGGAGTATCTGGCTGAACGGGACGCGGTGACGCTCACCAAGGCCGGAACGGTCATGATTGCCACGCTCAATAAACGTGGCCGCCGCCATCTTCAGCGCGACATTGCTATTGAAGGCATCCTGCGCCCCTCCGAGCCGGGTGAATAACCATGGGTCGCGGTCGTCTATCCGGCATTGAGCTGTTGCCTGAAGCCTGCGCCGATGTTGTCGCATGGGCCGCCGAGGAACTTCAGAAGCGTGAGCGAACGCAGACGGAAATCTATGAGGAGTTCGTCGGCAAGCTTGAAGCGATCGACCAAGAATACCGTGGCGAGCTGGAATTCTCCATTCCCTCCTTCTCGGCTTTCAATCGCTATTCGATCCGCCTTGCAACGTTGACGCAGCGCCTCAACCAGACCCGCGAAATCGCCTCGACGCTTGCCAGCAAGTTCGATGCGGCCGCCTCCGACGATCTCACCCTGATCGCATCCGAAGCAATCAAGACCCTGGTCTTCGAACTGGTGACGGCCGGCGGGGAAGCCGGGTTTGATCCCAAGGGTGCCAAGGCTCTGGCCGACGCACTGTTTTCTGCATCGCGAGCGCAGGGCGTTTCGACAGCCAGGCGCCAGAAGGTCGAGGCCGAGTTCAAGGAGAATGTCAAAGCCACGCTTAAAACCGTTGGCGAAAAGAACGGGATTTCGCAGGAAACCCTTGACGAGATCAATCGCAGGCTGGGGGCCGGCTGATGGGAGCCGCCCTTGTTGTTCCCCACGACCCGACCGCCGTGTTCCTCCCCTATCAGGGACGATGGATACAGGACAAGTCACGCCTGAAGCTGATGCAGAAGGGCCGCCAGATCGGCCTGTCCTGGTCAACAGCATATGCTGCAATCAGCCGAACCGGCGTCCAGGGTGCAAAACACGACCAGTGGGTTTCCTCCCGCGACGATCTGCAGGCGCGTCTTTTTGTCGATGACTGCAAGATGTGGGCCGGCATTCTCGATATTGCCGCCCGTGATCTCGGTGAACAGGTCATCGACCCGAAGGACAAACAGACAGCCTATATGCTGCGGTTTCTGAACCAGCGCAGCATCATCTCCATGTCGTCGAATGCTGACGCCCAGGCTGGTAAGCGCGGCGGCCGTGTTCTTGACGAGTTCGCCCTCCATCCCGACCCGCGAAAACTCTGGTCGATCGCCTATCCCGGCATCACCTGGGGTGGCCAACTGGAAGTCATTTCCACGCACCGCGGCTCGCACAATTTCTTCAACCAGCTCGTCCGCGAGATCAAGGAAGGCGGCAATCCGAAGAAAATCAGCCTGCATACCGTCACCCTGCAGGACGCCCTTGATGACGGCTTTCTCTACAAGCTGCAAAAATCCTTGCCCGACGACGACGAACGCCAGGAGATGGATGAGGCCGCCTATTTTGACTTTGTCCGGTCGGGATGCGCTGATGAAGAAAGCTTCCTGCAGGAGTACATGTGTCAGCCGGCCGACGACGACACGGCGTTTCTGGAATATGATCTGATCGGCTCGGCCGAGTACGCTTCCGATGTGAACTGGCAAAGCATCGAGGGCGGCATTCTTTATGCCGGCATCGATATCGGCCGTAAACACGACCTGACCGTTCTATGGGTGGTCGAGAAGCTGGGCGACGTGCTTTACACCCGTCATATCGAAACCCTTCAGAACATGACCAAGGGTGACCAGGAGAAGGTTTTGTGGCCCTGGATCGAACGCTGCGTGCGGACCACGATCGACGCCACCGGCCTCGGTATCGGCTGGGCTGACGATGCACAGAAGAAGTTCGGCGCTGATCGCGTCGAGGCAGTCACCTTCACACCCCGCGTCAAGGAAGCGCTCGCCTATCCGGTTCGTTCGAAGATGGAAGATCGCCGGCTGCGCATTCCCTTCGACAAGCATATCCGTGCCGATCTGCGTTCGGTGACGAAGCAGGTCACGGCGGCTGGCAATGTCCGATTCACGGCCGAGCGCACGCCTGATGGCCACGCCGACCGCTTCTGGGCGCTGGCGCTGGCGATCGAAGCCGCCAACACACCAGTCGGACAGTATTCCTACAAGGCGGCCCCGCGTGCTGCCTCCAAGTTCGATACCCCCAACACCGATCACGATGACGGCGCGCCTGTGCGCCTTGCCTCGATGCGTCAATCGAGAGGAATCTACTGATGGCCAAAATCATCGACCAGTGGGGAAACCCGATCAGCTCGGCCGCCCTGAAGAAAGAGCAGGCCGCACCCACCGTGATGGGGGTGCGTCGCCCCAACACCGAACATCAGGCGTCCGGGTTGACACCGGCAAAGCTCGGCCGCCTTCTCCGGACATCCGTGAACGGCGATCCGCAGGCCTATCTTGAGCTTGCCGAGGACATGGAAGAACGCGACCTGCATTATGCCGGCGTGCTTGCTGCGCGAAAGCTTCAGGTGGCCGGTCTGGAAGCTTCCGTCGATGCGGCGAGCGATTCTGCCGAGGACATCGAAAATGCAGATATGATC